GTTCCTTTTGGCGTTGAAGGTTGGCATCCTTCCGCTGAACTTGAGATGCGTGCTTGAGATCACGCGTCCGCATTTGGATCTCGGATCGCCGCGGGTGGCTACCGCGGTTGTCTTTACATGTTTATATATGTTTACTTGATTACTTGTGTATTTATTTATTTATTTATATTTTGAGTGCACACATAGTGGATTTTACTGTATCTTTTGTTTTTTGATCAAGTGTTGAAACGTCCTCTTTAGGATCATAGCCCCCATGACCTTAATGGTGCATGGGCATACTACATCTTATACGATGTTGGTTTAGACTATAGCGAAATTTAATCATCGCGCGCATTTCTAATTTCACATTTTCCGACTTTTAATTTAGAATTTCAGGTCTTGAGGTGTGATTCCTCATCTTTTGCGTTACGGAGTTAAGTTAAGTGTGTAGTCATTCACTAACCATTTGATCAGGATCAAGAGTAAGGTTAATGAATTTATGTAGTGTAGGGAAGTGTCTCTGTAGAACGGGGAGTTTCACAGGCGTCACGATTGCGTTAATGTAAGAGCCGCTCAGTAATGAGCTGAAATCTTTGGGCCCAGTTGTGGCGTCGGTAGGTCCGGTCTTCGGTATCCTGCCAGTGCGATTGATGTTGGGGGGTGGTTCCCTCGTGTTTTTAACAAGGACCATCATACGTAAGAAAGCGGTACGTTCTTTTTAGGGGGCATTTTTGCGATGTCTAGGAGGATAAAGAGTTGGGGTTACAGCCTGGGGATGACAAAGAAGTCCCCAATATTCGTGTGTTACTTAGAGCTACTCTCTGCACACGGGTATAGTCCGGGAAAAAGGTTGTCAAGAGTATGAGATAGTGTGGAGATCTGCTGTAATGGCGGGTCAGAAACATGAAGTCTGCTTGACAATCGACCAGAGCGCTGGCAAGCGCCTGCCGGAGACTCGATTGAATTTGATGGCAACGGCTATTCCTGTGAGAAGCAGGGGGTTAAAAGCTGTTACGAAAAATGGACCAAAAACAGTTTTCGTGGATTCTGCAAAATCCACCCGGGAGAACGAGGGGATGGTAACCCTACGTTTGGAGGCTCATTCACCTTCATATTTAACACCCAGGAAGTCAGAAGACAAGACTGGGCACACATCTCGGAGTAGACGAGACGTTGAATCGGATTTACGACCCGGTTTGCTAGCGCCGCGAAGTGCGCTAAAACAGAGTTTAGGAGAAACTCAAAAACTGTACGACACAATGACACCGGTTGATATTGCCGGGATAAATGCTGTTCGTAAGTCTAAGGTATTGAAGGAAGTAAGGTTCAAAGAGCAGGGCAACGCTGCTAAGGAATTTTCGACTTACTTGAAAGAGAAACACAAGAAGCGTTCAAAAGGAGGACCACAGAGGTGTGACGAAAAAGAGTTTTCTGCCAGGTTTGGTAGTTTCCGAAAGTCACAAAGAAGTGATCACCGATTGGAGCATGTACAATCTTTCAATGAGGAAGGTGAGTCAGAATATTTTGAGGAATCTTTTCCTGCCCCAGTAAGTTCTGGGAAGGCTGGTGTAGCTAACACAAGTGATGGATTAATATCTATCCAATCTGGGCGGGCTTTGGTGGAACCCGTCAGGTTTTTAGGATCCACAAGTGGAAGTTCTGAGGGTGAGTTTACGCTCGCCAAAGCCCCGTTTGCTCGTAAAGAGTCGGTGGGATTTCAGAATCTTCCGTTGACAAGACCTTCGTTGCGGAGAGAAACGACTGGAGATTACTTCGGTTGTTTTTCTAGTTTATGTCAAGATGAAGTTGTTTTAACTTCAAGTGATGGGGATTGGTTTGAGTTCAATGGTCCAAGAGTTAGTGATGCGTTAATGTCTGGTTGTTTTGATTGGTCTGAGGTTGATTCGGACGGAGAAAAGCACCAGGTTGTGTCACAAATAAACGGGGCTAATGGTGAATTTACGGGAACTGATGATCTAGATCAGCTCAATGGTAGTCATACAGGGGATGAGTTTTCTTGCACGATGTCTGTGTTTGATTCAATTGGGTGCGGTTGCCCTGAGAAGGATCATTTTCACATTGCGCAGAAGTCTTATGCACCTATCACTGCGGCTAAAAGAGCTTATCTTAAGCGTGCCAAAAAGCGCGGTGAGATCCAGAGTTGTACGGATAAGAAGCCTATTGATAAACCTCAGAAGAGAAAGCCAAGAGATCAGAATTTATCGTTTTCTGGTTTTAAGTGTAAGAAGGAAGTTTGCAATGATGCGCATTTTCATTATAAAGGTAACTCTTTTTATGTCAATGTCAAGACTGATAAGAAATTGTACGAGACTGTTGAGTTAACAGATGAAGAGGAAGTTGACATGACTACTTTGCTCGGGGCTGATTTAAAATTCGACCCTAAGGTTAAAGTTGAAGCTGTTGATGACTTGCCATTGGTGACTGACGGTGATTTGCAATATGGTCTGTGGCGAATAGGAATTTCACGCAATAATGGTGTTTCTGATGGGGTGCGGAATATGTGTTTATTAATTTCTATAAGTGAAATACTACGGGCTGGTGGCATTGCCGCTACCCCGATGGAATTGAAAGACAAATATTTCGGAACTCATAAACCAGGCGACGAATATGACATCGGTGAATACGGGTTAGATGACCCGGGCTTAACCGAACTGTTAATGTTCTACAGCGCAAAGATTCAGGTGTGGGAATTGGTTACTGATGGTCGTGGTAAGAGTCGTGGCTGGGGCAGGTTGGCAGTTTTAGGCTTCGAGGGGAGCGAAAACGTTTGGCACATCGCTTCAGGTAGCAAAC